CAAACCGCAGATGCTCAAAGCCTTGTTTAACGGAACAACGGGCGAGACCTGCGGCGTAAGCCGCACGGGGCGACGAAATAGGGGAAGGCGCGATCTTATAATTAAATGTCGCGTCTTACCAATAGGGGGCTTGTTTTATAAGGCTTTTACTACCGCTTGTCAGACGCATGGGCCAAAGCTGGGCCAAATGATGCGTATTACAGCTTGTTAAGCTCGGCCCAATCCGACGTGGAATTGATCCACTTCGCGTAGGTCGAGAGCAACATTTGTACACTGTGACCGAGCTGGTTTGCAATGAACGCGGTGTTCATGTTCGCCATCAGGCACATCGTTGCGTAGGTGTGACGGCAATCGTATTGGCGTCGCCGGCGAATCGCCAACCGCTTCAAGGCAGCCAGGAAGTATTTCTTTGGCGTGCTGTCCGATCTGATCCATTCGCTGCTGGCGTCCGCTGGCGCAAATACAAACTCCGCACCATCAGCTGCAAGCGAGCGCGCAACCTTGATAGCGTTCAGGGCTCGATCGTTCAGCAGCACATCCCTGACCGTCTTGGTCTTTATCCTTTCGAACAACTCCCCTTTTACGATCACCCTGCAAACGTGCACTCTTCTTTTTTCCTCGTTGACCTCAGACCATTTTAGGGCGCGTATCTCACCCGGCCGCATGCCGGTAAAGAACGAGAGCTCGAAGTAGGCAGCGTAAAGCCTGATCGGGCCCTTCAGGTTTTCGTAGAGATCCGCGATGACCTTCTCGGCTTCGTCACGCTCGAATGGGTCAACCTGCCGCTTCGCAATCTTTGCCCGAGGAATCGACAGGCACGGGTTGCGCGAGATGTGCCCATCCATCACTGCCGTGTGCAACACGCTCGACAGCTTGTCCGTGGCGTTCCGGCGTACTCCCGGCGATTCCCACGCGATCGCGGAAACGATCTTGCGCAGGTCCGCCGAGGTGATGTTGTCGATTCGTTTGCTGGCCAGCGCCGGCATCCAGAACCGGTTGAGCACGCTTTTGTAGTTGTCGCGTGTGCTGTCGACGATTTCACGGCTGTCGAGCCAAATCTGCGCGAACTCGCCGAAGGTCGGTGTCTTGCGGTCGAGCAGATAGTTGGAGTTTGGGAACATCTGGGCGTAGAGATCGTCATTCATTGCGCCCAGCTTGATCAGTTCTTTTACACGAGCACAGAGACTGCCGGCCGCCGCGAGCCCTTTGGCGGTCGGCTTAAAGGGAGTCGGTTCGCTTCGACGCTGACCGTTCCAAGTAAAACGGATCCGGACGCTTTCACCGCGGGGCTCGACGCCATCAGGGAGGCCCATTGATTTTCTGCCCATGTGTTGTATCGCTCCAGGCTGTACATGATTCGTCCATTCACCTTGGCCCACACGCCAAGCGGGATAGCGCCAGACAAACGCTTGTGTTCCAGTGCTTTGGAAGTGGTGCCGATCAGTTCGGCGAGTCGTGACTCCAGGACCTTGTCCACCAGCAAGGCGGACGGGTCATCGATGGCTGCCAACTTTTTGGATTGCATAACGGTCTCCATGCCGCGCGCGGCGGCAGAAGCTGGTGGTTATCGGGCGAACTTGGCGAGCGCGGCGTCTGCGACTTTCATCGCTGCCTGGGCATCGTTCACATAGGCGGGATCGAAACCACCGCACAGATGGATGGTTGCTTGGCAGGCCCGCAGGTTCTCGCGGGTCAGTCTCAGCGCGGCGACCAGTTCTTCGCGGGCCTCGGCTTCACTTCGGGCAATGTCCCAGAAGCGTTGCTGCCATTGGCCAGGCGGGGGCGGGTTGCTGTTTTGCGCGCCGAACACCATCGCTCCGACAATCGAATCGCACAGGTCACGCTTGTAGGCGTTGTCGCCGTCGACACTGAGACCCGCGCGTCGCAGGGTGCTCAATACCTCGTTGAGGTCGATGCCTTGGTCCTTGAGGACGATGTCGAGCGTTGGTTTTCCCGGCTCGTAAACCACCAGAGCAAGCTTGGCGCCCGGCCACAGGTGTTCGCTGATGCTGACCAGTGCGTCGTTCGCGACTTCGTGAAAGCGTTCTGTTGCGGACATAGGAATTCCTCGCCCGCCGGTCACCGGCAGGCTGGTAGGTGGAGGATGGTTATAGGGTGAGTTCGTGGCCGAACGGCACACGGAAGCCGGAAGCGTTGCGGTGACCGCCGCCGCCGTACTGCTTGGCGATCTCGGACACGTCGAGACCTTCATCAGTGCTGCGCAGGCTGAAAGAACGCCCGTCCGGGGTGTCCCAGTAGCAGGCCGCGAATGGTTCGCCCTGGGCCATCAGGTGGCCGGCATCGCTGGTCAGGGTGTACGGAAGACTGGCGGCAGGAACTTCGTGACCGCCAATCACCAAGCGGCGCTTGGTAACCGCAATCAGTTCCGCTACATCTTTGTGATGCTTTCGCTCGATTGCTGCGCCGTCTGACCGAAGGGTGGTGACATCTGCGGCCATCAGCTGATCCCACACGTCGAAGTCGTAGGGGTAGCTGAAGAGATTGGCTTGAATTTCTCGGGTACCATCCAATTTGAACAGCCATAGATCCCGGTCTTCGATGTGGAGCAGGAGTTGCGGTGGTTCCTGGTCGGGGAAGAAATGATCCCATGCCAGCATCGCGCCGCTGCGGTTCATATCGAAGCAGCAGGCGATGGCCGGACCGTTCTGGGAATTGGCCATGGCGTGCGCTGTTTTCCAGCCGAGCAGCGGCGATCCGTCATCGTGGCGAGAGTCTTCTTCGATGCCCGCGTGGAATGGCTCAAAGCGTGCCAGGTCTTCAGCAGCGCTTTTATGGTGGTCGAGCACGATTATGCTGTTTGCCTTGTTCGCGAGCGCCGCCAGAACGTCATACTTGTAGCTGAAGTCGACGAGGATTACGTCCTTGTCCATGACGTCCGGCGGCTCTTGCCCGTAAACACCAGGGACAAACTCGACTTCGGCGCCAAGCGCCTGCCGAACGACCCAGGCTGCGCCGAAGCCGTCAGCGCAGTTGCCGTGGTATATGCACATCGTCTTTCGTTGAGGTCCAGACATGAAGATTCCTTGCCGCTATAGCGGCTGACTTTGAAGGGGGAGGGAAAATCGCCCTCAACCATCCGCTCGGGCATAATCGATGCTCAAGAAAAAGGAGGGGCGAATGGATAAGTTCAGGTTTTTGATCTGCACTATGGTTTTATGCGTCGGCGCACTGTTTGGTCTGCTAGTTTCCGGAGTGAATATTAATTCCCTATCTGGATGGAAGGACGTTTTCGAGTTGTTCAGTTATGTTGCGACAGTCGGTATGGCTGGCTTCGCAATTTGGACGTTAGATGCTTGGAAGTCTCAGTTTGGTTTCGAAAGACGCTTTGACACGCTTAAGGAACTCGGAGAGTCATTTGAGGACTTACGCATCATCTTCACGCATATAAAGCATATGAAAACGTATTATGTGCAAAGGTCTGCCGGGGACGACGATTCGGAGCTTTCGCAAGTACTAGAGGAACTCGAACGTACTGGTTTGATTTGGGAGGCAGCTATCAATCGGTACTCAAGAGTTTGGCGCAGCAGCTTATTTTTTATCACAGAGGAAGAGTTTCAATCATTTTCGATTCCGCCATATAAGCTGAGGGAGAAGATAAAAAAGGATTTAACGAAATTGGTCGAAGAGGTGTATGACCGTAAGGGGCCGGCAGTGTGCTTTTATATTAACTTTAAAATGGGCGGAATTCACAACGAGCTTGTTGAGATTTTTCGTGAGACGGAGGTTCTGCTTTATAAGATTATTAAAAAAGCGCTCTCCAAATAACTCCTTTATCTCTCAACATTGTCATGCTGCTTCAACAAGCTCCATTGACCGGCGCCACGGATCGTTGGCCCGCGCCAGTGCAGCCATCGGCGGCGGGCTGACGCTGTTGCCGCACATGTGCACCTGCTGGGTCTTGGTGAACGGCTTGCCGTCGGCGCCGTGGCTGATGATGTAGTCGGCGGGGAAGCCCTGAGCCTTATACAGCTCGGCCGGTTGCAGCATCCGCAGGCAGATGTCGACGATCACGTAGGGCGTGCCCTTGATGGTGACGGTGACCAGGCCGAGTCGATCCTTGGTTGTGATCGTTGGCGCTGGTGCGTCGGCGGCGCTCATGTTCTCGGTGCCGTAGTAGCTGATCAGGAATGCCGCGACGCGCAATGCGCCGGCTTGAACCTCCGGCGAAAGCTGGAACTCAACCAACGAGCTCTTTCCGCCACCGCCTGCCGTGATGGTTGGTGCTGGCTCGTCTACCGCCTGGCCAACGCTGGCGCCGAACTGACGCTCCATGAATGCCGTGACCAGTCCGTGATGGGTGCCGCCGGCGCTGATTGTGTGCAGCGGATCGGCGGTGTCCCGCGCATCGCAGTTGCCACGCAAGTGCACCAGGTTCGCCGTCACCAACTGCTGCTGGCTGCCGGTGTTGGTCACCGTGGTCATTGGGTCAGCGATGCTCTTGGCGTCGGTGGTATTGAAGCCACCATTCATCTGGGCCATGAACACCGTCGAGATACCCATTGCATGGGCGGCACCGGCCGGGCGCTGATAGTTGCCACCGCTCGTAATGGTCGGTAGCGGCTCATCGAGCGCCTTGCCTTCGTCCGAAAATCTGAACTTCACCAGGTGTGCCGCGGCGATCGCACGGTGGTTCTGGGTCATCAGCGTCCCGGCTGGCTGATCTGCTGTTGCTGGCTTGCCGCTGTATTCTGGACCACCTGCACCGACTAGCATGGGGCTGATGAGCGTCAGCTCACCACGGTTGGCGCAGGTCACTGTCGGCAACGGTGCGTGTGGATCGTTGATTCGGTCGCTGCCCTGGTGCGTCGCTGGCGCGATGATTGGGCTGGCCATGGCGAATGATCCACCCCGCGGCCAAGAAGTCACGGTGCGCAGCGGATCATGGGCTGATTGCACACTTTCGCCGGACCAGTTCGCGATCGGCACAATGAAAGGGTCGGCAGCATCGATGACGAATTTCTTCATTCCCTTGGCGATCCGGCGAAGCGTGGCCGGTGCCAGTGGTTTCGGGCGGTCGAAAATGCTTTTGCTCGGGATTGTCCAGTCGATGCACTCCGCGGCGGTTCGCCACTTCTTCTGGCCCTTAACCGGGTGCTTGGCGTGGGTTGGCTCAGGCCAGTTGATTGGCTGCCCATCACATCGGGCGATCATGAACAGGCGTTCGCGGCTGGTCGGCGCGCCGAAGTCGCAGGCCTTGATCACCTTCCACTCAACGACGTAACCCATCGCTTCGAGCAGTGCCACGAAGCGGCGCCATGTACGGCCACGCTGCTTTGGATCCGGGATAAGGAATTGCTGACCGACGGGCACAACCTCGCCAGGTGCTGCCACTTCGCCGCCGAGTTTGACCACCCGGCCGGTGGCCTTGTCGCGCTTGGCGATTAGCCTGCCCCACTGCAAAATCTGCTTAACGTTCTCGAGGCTGATCACGCGGGGGCGCTTCATGCCGGCCCACTTCAAGCCGATCCATGACAGGTTCCTGATCTCGCGCTTGCGCGGCTGGCCGCCGGCGGCCTGGCTGTGATGCGTGCAGTCTGGTGACATGTGGAACCAGCCAACGGCCTTGCCTCCGCACTCGGTGTCAGGATCACCATCGAACACGTCGGTGGTGTAGTGCACGGCGCCCGGGTGATTCACGGTATGCATGCTGATCGCCTGCGGGCTGTGGTTTTTCGCGACATTCACCGCGCGACCCAGGCCCATTTCCAGCCCGGTACCGGCGCCGCCACCACCACAGAAGAAGTCGACAACGATCTCATCGTCCTGAGTGCTGAAGCCGAGTCCATATTGAGTTTTGAAATCGAAGGAGTGTTTCTTCTGCTGTGCGGACATAGAGGATCCTCGCCGGCTGACGTGATTCGTTGAGTTCGGGGTGTTGCATTTGAGCAGCAGGCAGGCCGGTTACCCGGCCTGTTGTATTTACTTCGGATCGAAAGCGCCCAGGAACAACGTGGCCGCGTCGCAGATGTTGCGTTGGAGCACAGCTTTAAATTCCTGCGCGATGTCCTCGCGCTGGACCTCTTCACCGACCCAGCGCAGTTTCAGCACCGGTTGCGCGCCGCTGGTGATAACCGACACGCGCAGAGTGATCTGCTGTTCGGTCAAGCCTTCGAACGGAATGGTGCGGAACAGCAGGGCGACCGGCAGTGTTTCTTTGCTGCGCGCCTCGATCTGGTCCATCGCGCTGCGGCTGGCACTGGTGTCACCGACCGTGGTTTCCGATTCGCTGGTGGCCTTGATAGTGATCGTTCGGACTGCGGCAATCGCCTTCGCCACCGGGATCGAATTGCCTTCGTCGTCAACCGGCGTCAGGTACTGGTGCCAATCTTCGATCCAGTCGCTCAAATCCTTCTGGCTGATGGCGCGTCCGCCGATGGCTTGAGCAGCGGTATAGCCGGCAGTTGCCTTGAGTTTAAGAATTGCGCGGTCATCTGCATGACCAGGCTCGGCAACGGTGCCCAAGTTGAACAGCAGCGCGCAGCTCATTTCATCTTGGTTGATGAAGCCTTGGGCACCCGGGGCGGCACGATCAGTCACGTAAGCGCTGAAGTCAGCGAGTGAATGGGTGCTGTAGAGGCCACGAAAGCGGCTGCGACCGGCTTGGTACTGCTCCAGATTAACGACTCTCGAGCTTTCCGGCATGACCATGGTTGGGGTCAGCGTGGCCAGCGTCTTGCCGTTGGCTTCGAGCGCGGTATCGGTGATGAGCTGAATTGCTTCTTTGGTCAGAGACATCGTTTATTCCTTTCGAGCGGATGGGAGTGGATCAGATGCGTGGCTTGATCGGCGCTTCTTCGCGGGTGAAGAGCTGGTCATGTTTTTCAGCAAAGAGGGTGATTCGTCCGCCGGAACCCACGTGCATTGGCGTGTCCAGGCTGGTGTTCTCGCTGCGGGTACCGCGTTTGGTCGGCACCTTGTAGTCGAGCTTGTGCTTGATCTTCACCTGGCTGGATTCGCCGATCTGGCTGAAGTCCAGGGTGATCACCAGCTTGCCGGCCTTGCCGTGGTCGACGACCCCGGCAGCTACTTCAGAAAGGGCGTGGCCGATTTGGCTGGCGAAGGCGCCGCCGTTGAGCTCTTCAAGGAACTCGGCGGTATCAGTTGGGGTTGGCATGGCTGTTTCTCCGGGATGGCCAACAGGCCGCTAGGGGGAAGGTTGAATTGGGACTGGCGAAGGCGCTGGCGGACCTGGGTGTTGATTCGTCTCATGCTGCTTTCTGCTGACTCCAGACGCCCGCGGCGTCAAACACCCGGGCGGCTTGTTCTTCAGTCAGCGATATCTCGGCGGGGATTGCGATCCAGCCTGATGCAACCCGGTGATTCGGGTTGCTCTCAGCGACCAGGTCCTTGTAGGTTTCCTCGATCACGTCTTCGAGGTGCACGGCCAGATAGTTGCCTTGGGGCGCTACCTCTACCGATTTGGTGTAGCGGTGCCCGCGCTGATCGCGACACTGGACGCTGAGGTAAATCGTCCAACGGTGGGCAACGTCGCAGACCGCATCGGCGATGCGCTGCCCGGGTGGGATGTTCTTGCAATTCTTCCAGTTGATCATGCCCTGGCGACCGCTCGGATCGATGTTCACCACCGCGACGTGGTTCGTGCTGAGCAGTGCCCGACACGAACGCTCGATCCTGGTCCGCATGTTGTTTGGCTTGCGCTTCTTCATAGCGTCTCCGTGATGCGTCGCAGTGCGATGCGCTCTGCATGGGACGGGGAAGGGCGACGGCGCTTCAGGATGGTTTCGGGATCGATCTTGTCCGAGCGTGGTGGCCGCTGCTCGGGCTTGAATTCGGAAGCGGGTTCAGCTTTGCCACCGGCGCCGAAGAAATGATCTAGCTGCCGGTTTAGGTTCGCGATGATCGCGTCTTTCGGGTTGGCCATTGGCTTGCCGATCACTGTGCACCTGCCTTCAGACGATTCGCCTTGTTTTCGAACTGCAGGGCAAGGTCGTGAGCAGCTTTGTAGTCCTGGCGGAAGGCGCGAGTCTTACCGGTGCTGAGGTCGACGATCTGGAACATGCCGACGCTGCCTCCGGCGACTTGGTAGCGCACTGGTTTTGGCGGCATCTGCTGCTCGGTGCGGCCGAAAAACGCGGCGCGCGCGGCGTTGGTCTGTTGCAACAGCGCACCGAGTTCGTCGATGCGCTCTTGAAATGATGGATGCATGGCTGTCCCTCGGTGCTGGTTGCGGTTATTCGTCAGCACTCTGGCCGCCTGCTGGTTGCCGTTGGGCGCAGGGGAGAGTGCTGGCGGATAAACGCGGGCAAAAAGAAAGGCCCGTTGGACGTTCGGGCCTTTCGCAGATGCAGTGATGTTCTGGCTTTGATCTATTTCATGGCAGGCATCCTCAGTGGGAGTTAGCTGGAAAAACTATTCCAGTTAGATGCAATTTGTTTCCGGTCTATTGGATGCAGGGGGCCGCATTGCGCGGTGCAGAATCATCCGCATCTCGCTGTCCACTCAGTGGATGGGCAGAAGTGATGCTATCGAGCGAAGCGAAACCACATCACCATGCCCAGGGCGAGGCCGGAGACAACACCGGCCAGGTAGGCGATGGAGATGATGTGAAGAAAGCTCGCTACCACCAGTAGGGCAGCGCCCAAAAGGATCGCAGTGATCAAGCGGCTGATCACCGCACTACCTTCACGACGCTGTTGATGCCCTTGTCCACGGCGCGGCGAACTTTCTTCGCCTCATCCGGTTGCAGGCTTGCCAGGTAGTCGTTGTTGAAAACAATCTGGGCGCGCAAGCAGTAGGTCTTCGGGTCTTTGAACGAGTTCGAGGTGTCCAGCCCGCTGCGGGCTTCTTTGGGTACCGCGCAGTGGCGGTACAGTGGGTTATTGTTGGCATCCTTCGAGTCTTCGAACGAGCTGTCGTTGACTTCGCCGATGAGGATCTGCTTACCGAAGTCCTCGGTGATGTCGCTGGTGATCGCCCCTGAGCGGCCGATGTACAGCATGCCGGCGATCTCGATCCGGACGCCTGCCTTGCTCACGTAGCCCTGGCTAACTGCTTCGGCGGCGCTGTACCAGCTGTCGAACTCGACGATGCGCGCACCCTCGTAGTCCTTGTCGGTCTTGATCCAGTTGCGCACCGTGACCAGTGCACCCGAGCCGGACACCGCAGCGAAGGCGTATTTGTTCGCTACGTCGTCGTCTTCCATCTTGCCGAAGTCATCAACACCGGCTCTGCCGTGCAGCCAGTACACGACTTCTTCATGAGCATCGGTAACCTTGATGTCGGCCGGCATCGGTAGGCTGATCACTGCGTCGTTTTGAATGACGGCAATGTCGCAGGCGCCATCCTTCAGCTTCTCCGCGTTCTCGACGCTGCCGCCGGTGTTGATGACCTTCAAGTCGCCGCCGGTCTGCTTGGTGATCACCGGGCCGATGGCTGAACCGAGCTTCTCGTAGAAGCCGCCTTCACCGCCGGTGCAGAAGCGAAGGGGTGGCGGTGCTGCGCTGGCCACCGCTGAAATACTCAGCAGCATCGCCAGTAATAACGCTTTCGATTTCATGGGCATTCCTCTGGGTTGGGTTACATCCCGCTGCACCCTGTAGCCAA